GTATTGCCAGTAGTTGTCATAGCCGACGCGCAATCCAGCGATGCTTTTGGGATTGGTGGTAACGAAATGCTCGATGCGGCGCAGGTGGTCGCGGTTGGTGGTATCGCCGTGCCCCAGATTGCCGTAGCCGTTGTAGCCACCAGAATAAACGTAGCCTTTGCTGGTGACGGCATACACGGCATAGCCGCCGACCGCGACTTCGGTAAAAAAGTCGTCAGCATCGAGCCGGGGAACGACTTCGACGGTGGACAGGGTGCCCCGGCTGAAATCAGCCCAGTCGTACCCAGCCAACAGTGCATAACCACCCACATTGCGGCCCATGATCTTAATTTGCTTGCCGCCATTGACGATGACAGGGAATACCCAATGCTGACCGCCCCAGTCGTTCAGGCGCGGCAACTTGCTGAAGGTTTCGTTGGGACGGCTGGAAGGCGCGCGCCAGATCGGCACGCTGCCAGGCCCGGTGGAGACAAGGCATTGATCTGACGGGCCGGCAGGGAGTCGGGTTTCCACTTGGCCGTCGTGAGTAAGCAGATCGCCGGTAGCGGTGAGACGTGCCTGCGCGCCTTTTGCCATAAGCGACCAATAAACAATGCTGGTGGGAAGATTGCCCGTGGTTGTGGCAATGCAGATGTAACTGCTGCCGCCATACTCGACAAGATCGTCGGGTTCGTAGGCTGTGGCAGCGTTGTAGCTGCCACGCCAGACGAGTTTGATCTTGCCCAGATCAAGAAGATTGGCCATGGAGTTATCCTCGAAAAATGATGGCTGAAAGAAAATAAACTTCGGTGATCAAAACGACGCGACCATGTGTCCGTTTGGCTGCAGGGCGAACTGGATTCCAGGCGGTGCGAAAAATGCAGTGGCGTAGTCCCTCGAGGCAAAGGTCGCGATACCACCTTGCTCACTTGTGGTCACGAATAGGCGGTTGCCAGTTTTTTTGATGCCGTAGAACACAGGCGACAGCAACATCGCCGTATGCACCAGTTCGTAGCCGGTGGCATCGGCATTGACGCGCACCTCCTTGCCAGCATCGATAGGCTGAATTGCCGGTAGTGCTCGGGCAGCGCTAGCTGCAGCAGCAACGGCTGCGGCATCTGCACTGGCAGCAGACAACTGCGCCTGGTCGGATGCATTGATGGCCTGCTCCAGAATGCTGTCTGCCTGCCGGTTGATGCGTTCATCGGCGTCATGCAGCAACTTGGCAATGGTTTTGACGGGGCCGCCTTCGGTGGGCACCATCTCTGTATCTGGCCCATGCACGATCTGGTGCAGCAGGCCACTATCCGTCGTGGCTTGGGCTACGGCGTTCTGGAGGTCGGTTTGCAGGCTCATCGGGTTTTAAATACGGTTTTCATCCGTTGCTCAGTTGAGTTGACTAGGGGCAGTGACATGCACCAGACGATGCAGATCAGCGATGACTTTGAGCAGCACGGTCGGCTCGTACTCGAGCAGCAGCGAGACGGCGCCCGCGTCCAGAGTCGGGCGTTCGCGGATTTCCAGCTCGCCGCGCACTTCCCATCGCCGGGCCGGTAACAGCCGGGCATCGAACTGACGAGTGAACCGCGCATCGTGCGGAAGCAAGCCCAAGCCGCCCAGAAGGGTGATCTGGAACCATTGACCGCCTTCGTCGGCGTGAAATTTGTACCAAGCCTCGAACAGGGCGAAGTGATACTCGCCCAGCAACCAGCGCACGGTGATACGAGTCGGTGTCTGACGGAAACGCCGCCGCTGGCGCGCGGGGCCAGATTCCATTTCAGTGCGCAGCACAGCTTCCTGCGGCGACACGGCATACCCTTCCACCGTCGGCAGCGGTAAGGTGTCTGGCCAACTGACCAAGGTTGACGTACTCATAGCAAGACTCATCGTTGTAAGGTTCAGCGAAATGAGCCAGCTGCCGGGTTCAAACCGTAGCGGCGCTCCAAGGTGGGGGCAAGACCAGAGCCTTGTGAAATTGACCGGGACATACGTGCCTCCATCTGCTCGACGATGACATCGAGACGCATGCCGCCATCGGGTTGCTGCTGGCGCTCGACTCGAGCCTCCACGCCACTGGCGCGGTTGATGACATTGACCTCAACCCGCACCTCTGGCTTGGCACCGACTGCACCACCCAAGGCGCGCAATTGACCCGGGGTAAAAACCGCTTCACCCTGCCTGGCGATGATGGGCACTTCACCGGCGACCAGACCGCCACCATGAAAACGTGGCGCGCCGGCAAACAAACCAAGTGGGGCGGAACGGGACGACAGCGTTTCAGCGCCGACCAATCCGCCCGAGTGTGCAACCATGACCGGGCTATTCATCAAGTCGGTGGCACCGGCTGGCAATGCGGATGCGTCACTGCCACCACCAGAGAAAAGTCCGCTGGCCCAGTTAGCCAGCGGCAAGGTGATCATGCGTTGGATCTGGATGCGCACAAGATCCGTAATGATGCTGTCGGCCATACTCTTGAAATCAAGCTTGCCGGTGGTGACAAAACTGGTCAGCGCGTCCTCCATGGCGCGAAACGCACCGGTCACCGCCCGTTCAGCCTGCTTGGCCGCATTGGTGGCATCTTCGATGTAGGTACGCAACGCAGATTTTGTGCCGTATTCAAAACTGCGCTGGTAGTCGACGTTGGCGCGCGCCAGATCCTCAACAAGGGGTAGCTGTCTGGCCAACGCATCGTTGATGGCTTCGATAGCTTGTCGCGCCAGATCGGGCTCCTGAAGCTGATTGGCTTCCTTGCGGGCGGCGCTGGCAGATTTTTCCAGATCGGCACGGGCTTGTAGCGCAACCCTGTCAGCTTCTGACAGGTCCAGCATCTGGCGTTTGAGTTGCAACTCGTCTGCGCGCTGGCGGTTGGCACCGATGAAGTTCTCAACGATCTGACGAGATTTTTGTTCTTCCTTCTCGTACTCGTCGAAGCGTTTATTGGCTTCCTTTTGTTTCTCGATGGAATCGAGGACGGTGATGTATTTCTCGGCTTGCGCTGCTACGCCTTTGTAGCCCTTGGCTTCTAAATCGAGCGCCTTGGCGCGGAGTTCAGCGGCCTCGCCTTCGGTATTCTTGGTGACCCGGCCTTGCAACTGGCGCAGAAAGGCATCCCCTTCGTCACGTTTTTCACTGCTGCCTTTGGATTGAAAGCCTGATAAATCCAGTGCAAGCGGCTTCTTGCGGGGTTGCTTGGGTAAAAATTCGTCATAGATTTTTTGAACCTGCGCCGCCTGCTCGGCAGTGTCGAGCACAAACTTCTGCCCCATCACCCGAACGGTACGGCGTTGTTCGTCAAAGAAGCGCTGCACCTGATCGACGTAGCCAGGGTTCTGGTTGATGTTGGCGAGCCGCTGGTTGGCGGCCTCTACAAACTTGTCGCGTGCGGCTTGAAGCTTGAGAATTTCAGCATCGATCAGCTTCGGGTCGTAGCCCATGGCTTTCATGGTGCCGAGCGAATCGACCTTGAACCAGGTCTCAAGGTCTTTGCCCACCACTTGCAGGCTGTCGAAGGGCTGGGCAATCACCCGCTTGGTGAGCACCGCCGCTTCGGCGATGAAGGCCAGGCCGGAGGCTACCGCCTCCAGGAATTCCAGCACTTGCTGGCGATTCTGGGTGATGGCCAGCAGTTCGTTGGAAAAACTGCCGGTCTCGGTTTTGGCCAGGAACATGCGTTCGGTGAGATCGGCCAGCACAGGGATTACTGCTGCGCCAATCTGTCGTTGCAGACCCTCGCTGACGGCATGCAGGCGCTTGAGATTGTCGTTAAAGGCTTCCGATGCTTGCGCAGCATCTTCCGACATCACCAATCCGAGGCGTATGGCCTCCTCCATCATGCCAGTCAGTCCCTCGCGGCCCTGATTGAGCATGGGGATCATGTTGAGCCCTTCTTTGCCAAAGAGCTTGACCGCCAGCGCAGCTTTTTCAGCGCCATCGGGCATGGCGGCAAACTTGTCGGCAAGATCAAGCAGAACGGCTTCGGTAGGACGAATCTGACCGGTGCTATCCATCGCAGCAACACCCAGCGCTTTCAATGCCGCGCCTCCCTCGTCACCTTTGACCTTGGTGTCGAAGAGTGCAGTGGACAGGTGCTTGAGTCCTTTGGTCAACCCTTCGGTGGTGACATCCGAAAGCTCAGCCGCGTATTTGAGAGCGGATAACGCCTCGACTGAGACGCCGGTTTTTTGCGCGAGTTTGTTGAGCTCCTCGCCCGTTTCGGCCACCGGCAGAATGAACTGGGTCAGGCCATAGCCGATACCGGCAATGGATGCCCCGGCAATCAGCCCCGCCGGTCCGAGCCGCGAGAGCACCGTACCCAGCGCACCGAGACGGCCATTGGCCGACTCGAGATGTGCGACCGCGTCATTGGCGGCTTGCGACAAGTTGCGCAGGCCACCCGAGGCCGGTTGAGCGGCCGCTTCAATGCGTTTGAGAGATTTTTCGCCCGAGCTTCCGACTTCCGTCAGTTCCGCCTTGACCTTGCCACCGTCAATTACGGCAAGACGAATGGAAAGTGTGCGTTCAGCCATGGCGAATTTATGTACTTTGAGCGTTCAGTGCGGTGGAAAGACCGCGAATCAACCCAGATTCAGCGGCAGGGAACAACAAGGTCATGGCGTGCGGGTCGTAATCCTGCGCACCAGCCGCCGCGAGCCATGCATTCAGATCAAGGCCGATGGCTACGGACTGCGCCAGCCTGACCTGCCCGGCACAAAGATCGAGCAAGGCCAGCGCCTGCCAACCTTCCTCCGTGAGTGGTGCGTGGAGTCGGTAGGGGCAATCCGAGCAGGGGCTGGAACAAGACTCGCAATACGCCGGCCCGCCACCGATATGCCACTCGGTGCGGGCCGTTATGCGTTTTTTTCAGAATCCAGCAGATAGAGGGCTGCGAGGTATTCGCGTTCGAAGGCATCGGCGATAGGCCATAGCGCCATGAGTGCGCTGATGCCATCAGGGCTAACCAGCGCCGGTTTGCCTTTGTCGTCGGCGACACCCTCCCAATCAATCACGGTTGCCTTGGCCAGTTCGACAATCAAGGTGGCGGTGCGCATCCCCGCAGCGGCGTGGTCTTTGCCTTCGATTTCCGCCGCTGCATGGCGGGCGGCCATGACCAGCGCGGTGGTGGCTGGTTTTACATGCACACGCACGCCGTGGGCAAGTTCTAGCCAGTAGGGTTCGCGTTTCAGATTGAGTTTGATCATGCTGGAATTCCGTGAGGTTGGTCTAGTAGGAGGCAATGTCGTTAATCAGCGTGACTGTCAGCATCCGGTCTCGCGACGCGTTTTTGGCGGCCTGCCAGTCAAAGGTGGCTTGAATGCCACCGGGCCCGGAGATGGATAACTTGGGCTTGGGTAGGTAAACCTCGTGGGCGGTGAAGTTGATGCGACGATCAGCAGAAATGACATAGCCAAAACTAAGTTCGATGGGCTGACCATCGGTGGCCGCATCAATTAGCGTGGTGTCGGCAAAGCGTACTTCCAGATTTCCGGTGAGGCTGGCCACAGTAGGATCGGCACCATCGATCTTGCCGTCCGAGCGAATGGTCTCGATGCGTTCGAGATTGTTCGAGTACGTCAGTTGGGCCGAAACCACATTGCCAAGAGGCTGACCATCCTTTTCGATAGCGCCCTGAAACTGGTTGAAACGTAAAAGTTCTCGAGTGGCCGGACTGGGTGCGACGGGAGTGCTGCGCCGCGCCTCGCCCTGCGCGATCAGGCCGACCGTGGCATTGGCGGCACCAGATCGGGCAAACTTGATTTGTATCGAATTGACCATCGCTCCGGAGGAGACAAACCACGCGGGGATGTCAGGCAGCCCCGTTTCCAGCGTCAGGCTGGGCAAAATGGACCCGCCAGAGACGAAGGTGTGGGTAACTGCTGCGCCGCCCGTGGGGTGTGGTGCGCTGACAGGTGTGCCAAGTAAGGCCTTCAGCCATAAACCAAAATGACGTAAATCGACCGGAACAACCATATCGCCCTCGACCTTGATCACGTCGCGAATTGGCGCGCTGGGATCGCGCCCCATGCCGATCAGATCGTTGGGTGTCAGGCCCTGTTCAGAGCCCAGCGAGGTAGAGATGAACGGAAGTTTCCAGAAGTCGTCGACTGCAGGGTCTGGTGAAACACCATAGGTTTGCTCGAATGCGGCCAATAGAGTCGCGTTCGCGCCATAGGCACGAGCCATTTAATTCTCCTTGTTGATGATGGGTAGGGTTCAGTCCAAGGGGCCAGAACTGGTGTAGTGCAGCAGCACCGGGACGACACAGGTACGGATTGCCGCTGCGCCCTCAGGGGCAATGTCTTCGAATTTCGGGGCTGCAGCCATGGTGTGCTCGACCACACCACCCAAAGTCGGGTTTGCTTTAATCAGTGCGCCCAGCTGAGCGAGCAACGCATCCATTTGCTGATCTCGTTCCGCTGCAACAGGCGCTGCCACAAAAACTTCAATGCGCGCCTCGTGCTCCCAAACGTAAGTCAATGGCGAGAGCAGAATTTCAGGCTCGCCCATTTCGCCGTCACGCAGAATCAGCAGGCCATCAGACGGAACACGTTCGGGCAACGGGTCGTTGCGTTTAAACGTGATGGGCAAAGTTGAAAGTTGTTCGCACAATGCTTGCAGAACCACTTCGCGTCGGGTCATGTTTTGTTGTCCTCTGG